TATCGCGGAGGTTGAATCCCCGCAGCAAGAAACTACAGAAGAAACGAGCATTGAGAATGCCTCAACCGAGGATATTCGAAATGCACTAGGTATAACGCCAGAGACCGCCGAACCTGCGACCGAGGAACAAGCCCAGCAGCCTGAGGATACAAGCCCAGAGCCGCAAGCCGAAGCCGAAATGCAGGAGCTGGAGGAATCGGAGGATGAAAAGCTCGCCAAAAGACGAATCCGTCCAAGAAACGAGTTAGATCAGCAAGTCATCGACCTTTACCGGTCTGAAGGCTTTAGCGGATCATTCGCCGACGCTTCCCGCGTAATTTACGGTCAGGATGTACAACCATCTTCTCAACAATCTTATCAGCCCCAGGAGCAAGTCGAGGCGTCCGAGCCCGATCCAATTCAAGGCATTGATAAACAAGCAGATGACATCCGAGCTACTATCATGGAGCTTGAAGGAAAAGTCGAGAAAGCAGCCGAGGATCTTGAGACCACCGAAGCATTACGTCTTCAGCGTGAGATCATGAAAAAGGAACTCGAAGTGCAAACCTTGACTCTCCGTAAACAGCAAATGGAAGAGGCTCAGAATCAGCATGTTTATCAGACCCATCGAAGTAAAGCGATGGAGAGTAGAGACAGAGTTTATGAAAGATTCCCCGCATTGCAGGATAAGGCTTCGGTCTATCGTAAGCAGTTCGATGATTATGTTTCGCAAGCTCAGTCCGACCCCGACTACGCCGCAGTTTTTGATTCGCCAAAATGGCCAGAATTACTCGCCAACGAATTCGCATCAGTATCGCCCGCACCAGCAGCCCAGGCTCCCCAGCCTCAGGCCGTTGCCCCTCAGCCGCAGGCACCACAGATGGGAACTCAGGCGAAGGTCTTGACGACAGGAACTACGGCACAACCTGTAAACGCCCCGATCACCCCGGACGGCTTAATCCAACAACTTCCGAACATGAACAAAGATGATATCTATGCTCTACTTGGAAATCCTGGAGGAGCACAGCCACTGAGGTAGTAGGAGCAACAATCCTAATCTCAAATAATTAAATAAAATGGCTATAAAAGGCATCCCATCATCCCCAGATCCCATCAGCGCAGCACAGAGTGCTGGCAATGTGGATCTCGTAAACAACACCACTTCCTATCAAGGTCTCCTTGATGGTCCTAACTCTGACTTGCGTTCACGTCTTTGGTCTGAGCTCGTATCTCGCGACGCTCGGGAAAAAAACGTATTTGCAAAGTTCATCGGCGGCGAAGGAAGCGGTAAACCAATCACAGAAAAACGCGATCTTAGCGCAGGCGGATCAGACAAAGTAACATTCACTACTGTTGCTCCTATCAGAGGACAAGGTGTTCGTGGGGAAGAAATTCTCAAGAACGCTACCGATACTCTTGATTTCGGAACATTCAGCATTGAGGTTGACCTCGTTCGTCATGCTGTTTCCTGGACGCAAGTCTTGAAGCTCATGAGATTCACCGGTAAGACAATTGACCAGCTTTCAGCTGAAGTCATGTCCGAATGGATGAGCCGCACCGAGCAAGACCAAATCCAATACGCTCTTCGTCAAATTTGTGCTGCTAAAGGTGCATCTAACACGCTTAGCGGATACGGAACCGGAGCATCTGGTGACCTTAAATATGTTGACGGTTTAAGCACCGACATCATTCAGGAAGCTAAACAAGCTCTTATCGCTAACGGTGGTGAGCCAATGAACACTGGTGGAGACGAGAACCAAGAAATTCCTGGTTACTTATTCTTCGCTCCTGACGCTTGCTTACGCCCATTGCGTTCAGATCCTGATTACTTAGAAGCTATTACCCAAGCTGACGCGCGTGGAGCAGACAACAAGTTGTTCTCCGGTTCATACGCTAAGTGGGATAATAACATCATTGCTAATCACAATGTTCTCATCGACACCGCTCGTGGACGTCAAGGTTCTCCTTTACTTCCTACCTTCTATGCTTTCGAAGCAATAGCTGACGCGGGTAACTCTACCGTAACTATCGGTGGATCTGACGGTGACTATGTTGCTAACTTCCGTGGTGTGTCTATCAGAATCCCTGGTGGCGGAGGAGTTGACCTTGTTAACGATTCCGGAACTCATCATATTCTTGGTGTAGATACTGACGGAACTGTTGCATTGTACGAGTACACCTCTCAGTCAACATCCGAAAGCTTAGCTTTGACCCGTGTAAGCGGTGACGGCGGATTAACCGGTAATGTTAAAAGCGGTGACGCTTTCAACGCTGGTGCATTATTCGTTCAAGCTAACGTACTCGGAACCCCAATCGGTTATGCATTAGCCATGGGTAAAGACGCGATGTACTACGCAAAAGGAAAAATCTACGGTGAGCAAATCTTCCATTACGACGATTTCGCGAACAGTGGAAACGAAGCACACTTGTCAGCTGTTGGTGTTCAATCCGTTTACGGAATGGGCGCACGCAAGGACACTCGTGGCAGAATTCCTTCTGTTCAACTTATCGAAGTTGTTCGTCAAGTTCCCGGTCTTTCTTTGACCCAGGCGTAAGCCTAATGGTTAGGAATTTTCCCACCCATTGACCCC